CATGGTGGAAGGGGAAAGCGGCATATTGGCCGTCTCCCCACCGGATCGCCGCCCGCTGTTCGAGCCTTCGCTGCGGCGGCTCAGCTGGCCGAACGGCGCACAGGCATTCCTCTATTCGGCGGCCGAGCCGAAGGGCTGCGCGGGCCGCAGCACAGCCATGGCTGGTGCGACGAGATCGGCAAATGGGACGCAGGCGGCGGACGGGCGCTGCGGACCTGGGACAATCTGCTGCTGGGGATGCGGTCGGGCGAGGATGGCCGCATCGTGGCCACCACCACGCCCCGCGCCGTGCCGCTGGTGCAGCGGCTGATGGCGGAGGCGGAGAGCGGCGAAGTGGCGATCACGCGCGGCTCCACCTACGACAATGCCGCCAACCTGCCCGCCCGGTTCATCCGCGCCATGCATCGCCAGTTCGGCACGGGCGCTTTTGCCCGGCAGGAGCTGGGCGGCGAGATGCTGGAGGACGTGGAAGGCGCGCTGTGGAGCCGGGCCATGCTGGAGCAGTGCCGCGCGGGCGGGCCCGGCGAGCCGCCGGTTCGGATCGCGGTGGGGGTCGATCCGCCCGCTTCGGCCCAGGGCGACGAATGCGGCATCGTGGTGGCCGGGATCACCGGCGCGGGGCTGGGGCTGGTGCTGGCGGATTGCTCGGTCGCCCGCCCCAGCCCGGAACGCTGGGCGCGGGCCGTGGCCACGGCGGCGGAGCACTGGCGGGCCGACCGCGTGGTCGCCGAGGCGAACCAGGGCGGCGCGATGGTGGCCAGCCTGCTGCGCGCCGCCGATCACGCCCTGCCGGTCCGCCTCGTCCATGCCAGCCGGGGCAAAGCCGCGCGGGCGGAGCCGGTCGCCGCGCTCTATGAGGCCGGGCGGGTGCGCCATGCCGGCGGCTTTCCCGCGCTGGAGGACCAGCTCTGCGGGCTGATGCCGGGCGGAACCTATCAGGGGCCGGGGCGCAGCCCCGATCGCGCCGATGCGCTGGTCTGGGCCTTAACCGAGCTGATGCTGAAACCCCGGGCCGTGCCGCGCGTGTGGCAATTCTGAAGCTGGTCCACCCTCCTTTCCGCTCGCCCTGAGCCTGTCGAAGGGCGAAATCCCTCCTCCTGAAAGGTCTTCCCATGTCATTTCTCTCCACCATCGCCGCCGCCTTCAAGGGCGGGGGCGCGGGCCGCATGCCGCTCACCCGCGGTGCCGCTTCCCCCTGGGCCTATGCCTTCGAGCGGGCAGGCCCGGCGCCGCCCTATGAATATCGCCGCGCGGTGGGCCGCGCCTTCATCGAGAACCCGGTGGCGCAGCGCGCCGTGCGGCTGGTGGCCGAAGGGGTGGGCAATGCCCCGCTGCTGTCGGATGACGAGCGGCTGCTGCCGCTGGTCGCGGCCACCAGCGCCGGGCAATCGCTGCTGGAAACGCTGGCGGCGCAGGTGCTGCTGCATGGCAATGGCTATGTGCAGATATTGAAGGACGCCGCCGGGCAGCCGCTGGAGCTGTTCGCCCTGCGCCCGGAACGGGTGTCGGTGGTGCCCGATCCGCAAGGCTGGCCCGTCGCCTATGCCTACAAGGCAGGGGACCGCACCGTGCAGATCCCGCTGGAGGATGACAGCGGCTGGCCCAACCTGATCCATATCCGGACCTTCCATCCCGCCTGCGACCATTATGGCGCGGGCTGCCTTTCCGCAGCCGAGCAGGCGGTGACGATCCACAATGCCGCCGCCGCGTGGAACCGGGCCTTGCTGGAGAATGCCGCGCGGCCTTCCGGCGCGCTGCTGCTCGATGGGGGCGAGAGTGGCGGGCTGACCGCCGATCAGTTCGAGCGGCTGAAGGCGGAGCTTGCCACCGCCTTCTCGGGGCAGGCCAATGCCGGGCGGCCGATGCTGCTGGAAGGCGGGCTGAAATGGCAGAGCCTGTCGATGACCCCGGCCGACATGGATTTCGCCGGGCTGAAGGCGGCGGCGGCGCGCGATATCGCGCTGGCTTTCGGCGTGCCGCCGATGCTGCTCGGCCTGCCGGGCGATTCGACCTACGCCAATTACCGCGAGGCCAACCGCGCGCTGTGGCGACTCACCCTGCTGCCGCTGGCGGGCAAGATCCTCTCCGCCCTGTGCGAAGGGCTGGCCCCGTGGTTCCCCAAGGCTCGGCTGACGGTGGATCTCGACCATATTCCCGCCCTCGCCGAGGATCGCGAGCGGCTGTGGGCGCAGCTTTCCGCCGCCGATTTCCTGAGCGACGCGGAAAAGCGGGCGATGCTGGGCCTCGAACCCGCACAAGGAGACGCATGATGGGCACGGAAGGAACACTGGCGCGGCTGGCGGCCCAGGCCGCCGAAGGAGGCGGCGAGCTGGCCGCCCTGCGCGCCCTGATCGCGGAAGCGGGCGAACTGGGCGCGGATCGCGCCCTCGCCCGGCTCGGCCTTGCAGATGAAGGCGCGCGGGCGGATATCGACGAGCTGCGGGTGCTGCTGCGGGCCTGGCGCGACGCCAAGGCCAGCGCCTGGAAGGCAACGCTGGACTGGGCGGTGCGCGGCTGCCTCGCCCTGCTGCTGGTCGGCATCGCCATGCGGCTGGGGGTCGGAGGGCTGCTGCGATGAACGGCCTTAGCTCCCCTCTCTCACCCGGCCCCCTGCGCCTCGCCGGCTACGCCGCACTGTTCGACGTGGCGGATGGCGCGCGGGATACGATCCGGCCTGGCGCGTTCCGCCGCACTCTGGCCGGGCGCGGCAAGCCGCTGCCGCTGCTGTGGCAGCATCGCCCGGGCCAGCGCATCGGCTGGATCGAGCGCGTGGAGGAAGACCGGCGCGGCCTGCGCGTGATCGCCCGGCTGGACGACCCGCGAACGCGGGCCGCCGCCGCACTCCATAGTCGGGAGATCAGCGGCCTCAGCTTCGGCTATCGCGCCCGCCAATATGAACGCAGCGGCAAGGGCCGCCTGCTGCACGCCATAGACCTGTTCGAGATCAGCCTGGTCACCCACCCGCTCCAGCATGGAGCGCGGGTGCATATGATCGCCTGATTCCCGATCGCGAACCATCGCACTTTCCCAACGGCCGCCATCGGGGCGGCCTTTTTTATGCAGAAAGGTGAACTGCCCCATGGATATGGAAATGGAACATGAGACCGAAGCGCTGGCCGCCAGCTTCGATATCGTCGCGCGCCAGGATGCGGCGGAAGGCGCGATCAAGGGGCTGCGCTCCGACGTGGACGAGGTGAAGGCCCGGCTCGACCGGGTCAGCCGCGCCGCCGCCCGCCCCGCGCTGGACGGCGCGCGCAGCGACATCGAGGTCAAGAGCTTCGTCGACAATTACCTGCGGCATGGCCGCGAGACGGAGTTCAAGTCCTTGAGTGCGACCGTCCTCGCCGATGGCGGCTATGCCGTCCCGCGCGAAATCGACGCGCTGATCGCCAGCGAATTGAAGGAGATCAGCCCGATCCGCTCGATCGCGCAAGTGGTGCAGACCGGCAGCGCCGGTTACCGCAAGCTCCTCGCCACGGGCGGCACCGCCAGCGGCTGGGTCAGCGAGACGGCGGGACGGCCGGAGACGGACGCACCGAAATTCGCCGAGATCGCCCCGCCCACCGGCGAGCTTTACGCCAATCCGGCGGCGAGCCAGGCCATGCTGGACGATGCCGCCTTCGATCTGGAAGGCTGGCTGGCCAGCGAGATCGCGATGGAATTCGCCCGGGCAGAAGGCGCGGCCTTCGTCAGCGGATCGGGTGTCAACCGGCCCAAGGGCTTCCTCGCCGCGCCGGTTTCCACCGCCAGCGACGCGGCCCGGGCTTTCGGCACGCTGCAATATGTCGGCTCCGGCGATGCGGCCGGACTGGGCACCATGATGGAAATCGTCCTGATCGATCTGGTCCACACCATGAAGGCCGGCCATCGCCAGGGCGCAAGCTGGGTGATGAATTCCGCCACGCTGGCCGAGGTGCGCAAGCTCAAGACGGCGGACGGCGCCTTCCTGTGGCAGCCGGGGCTGGTGGAAGGCCAGCCGGACCGCCTGCTCGGCTATCCGGTGGTGG